GCTGCCTATCGTTGAATCTGATGTCAAGAATATCCCCAAAGCGTTCGTTTCGGAACTCAAACGCCAAGGCATTACCAACGCAAATCTGACCGACCGGGAACGCAAGCTCATCAACCGTGCCTATGATATTCGTCTGGCCGAGGAGCCCGTGGCCGAAACTGAGCCTGCAATTACGCAGCCCCAAGGTCAAGTTGCAGAATTAGAGTCGCTTGTTCCTGAAAAGAAGTCACAGCGTGAACCTGAACAGATAGGTTTTCCCGGGATGGGTAAGCCGAAGGGCGCTGCACCACAAGCCTTTTCTGAGGAAGAGATTGCATTCCAAGAAAAGCCATTTGCCACGGTGTTAACGCCCGAGGTGTTGACCAAGGCTGGCCTACCCAAGCAGTCTGGTTTTTACAAGCAGTTGCTCAACATGGACATGGCTGACACCGCTCAGCAACCTGCCGTTGCAAACATCTTTGGACGTATTAGGGAAAACCCTAATCTTTCCACATCTACTAAAGATGCAATTGAGAACTTGGCGATGCAAGCCTTTGGCGGTCTTGCCAAACAAGGTGAGATGTATGGCCCCCGTGGTGGCGTGCTCGTTACTGAAAAAGGAAAGAAAAATGCGGCAACAACTGAACCTACAGTTGGAAAACCTGTCGGACAAGGAAGTGGTAGCGGCGTGGGGGGTGTCGGTGGAGGAACTGGAACTCGCACTGAAGGTCGCAAACCGAGCAGCGCAAAGGACGAACGTGCTGGAACCCCTGCTGATACCAAGCGAGTTGAAGCATCTAAACCTGCTGGACTGGGAGATAGTCGGAAACCTGCTGCTGATGCTAAGGAGCGAAAAGGCGCGGAGTCAGGTGCACTGAAGAAAGTCGCCACTCCATTTAAAACCGCAGCAAACCAACCAAGAGGCGAAAAAGTAACCAGCTTGGTAGATCGCCGTCAAGATCAAATTGAAGACCAAGACGACGCTCAAGATGCCGCCGAGTTTGCTGAAGACTTAAAAAACGTGCGTCAACGTACCCGTAACAAATATGAGCGCCGCATAAAATCTTTATGGCCGGTGATAGAAAAAGCTAAAAAAGTAGTGCGGGACACTGCATACCCCAACTCGTTAGAAGCTGGAGTGGTAGAGCTAAATATCCGGCAACTTGAAAGTGTTGCCAATCAATACGACGATCTTATGCTTTACGGAGAAGACTTTAACTCTCCACTAAGTAAACTTGACGATGCAATGAAAGAGTTGCCTGCGGACACGCAACGACTACAAAAAGCAATTGACGCGCTCAATGCGGCTTCCAAACCAAAAGCCAAGGCAGCGCCAAAAGCCGAGCCAAAAGCCGAGCCTAAACCTGAACCAAAAGCCAAGGCCGAGCCAAAGGCCGAGCCAAAAGCCAAGGCAGAGCCAAAGGCCAAGGGCAGCGCAAGTTTTGGTTCTTACAGCCAAGTAATGGAAGCTGAAAGCCTGTCCGATGCGCTGGACTATCTGGCCTTTGACATGTACATAGCGATGTTTGAGAAGTACAAACTACTCACTCGTACAGATACGCTCAATGACATCAACGCTCAGCTACGCGCTGGAAAACTGCCCAGCGAAGTTGGGTTTGGGCGTGAAGGCATGGCGGGAATCCCCGGCCTGTATGGTGGTAAGTACGCCAAGGCGTTCTACAACTCACTGACAGCAGCAGACCAAAAAGCGCTGGCCGGAAAAATGGAAAACTACTTTGGTAAGTCCGAAACTGAACTTCGCCGTGGAATGGCAAGCGCCAACGCTGCCCAAGCCCTGTCTCGGGCTTTTAAAGAGCAAATGGACGGCGATCAGTTGGAACTTGCTCGTGATGCGGTAACGCTCTCGCTGCCCTTGCACCCTGCCGTACGCAAGGCGTTAGAAGCTGGTAACTTGCAAGAAGCCCTGACTATGGTGGGTTCGCAGAACCCGAGCCGCACATCCCAGATTGCCAGAAAACTGGCTGGTGCTATTGGCAATACCAAAGTCAAGTTAGTTACAGGCTTGAAGAACGCCGAGGGTGTTCCGGTTGCAGGTTTGTACGACCCCAAGACAGATACCATTACGCTGGATTCGAGCGTCGGGATGAATGCTCACGTGCTATTACATGAATCAGTACATGCTGCTACATCACATGTGATAGATAATAAGTCACACCCTCTGACTAAACAACTTACAGAGCTTTACAACAACGTCAAAAACTCGCTGGACACAGCGTACGGCGCAACGTCTTTGGATGAGTTTGTTGCGGAGTCTTTTAGTAACCCTGAGTTCCAACAGAAGTTGGCGGCACTCAACCCCAATGGCGAAGCCATCACTGCATGGCAGCGCTTCACGCATGCAGTCCGCAACTTTGTGCGTTCGTTGATGGGTAGAGGAACCAAGGGTATGGGCACTGCGCTCGACGCCTCGGACTCTCTAATCAACAGCATCTTGTCACCTGCACCTGAGTCTCGTGACAGTGGCTTGCTGTACTCGGCTGCACTGCTGGGCAAAGGCTCCACAGTCTTCCAAGCTATGGACGACCGAATCTTGTCGATGCCGGTGATGAACAACGATGCCGTGGCACGTATATACGACATGGTGCGCAACGCCCCTGAGAACCTCAAAAAAATTCTTTTGCGCAGCCTGCCGCTAAACGCGCTAACAGAAGTTGCTTCTAAAAATATCCCCATGGCGTCCAAACTTAACGAGTTGGAGAAGCTGTGGAACGGTGCAAAAGACAAGCGTATGCGTGAGTCCAACGCTCCCATGTCGCGCATCCAAAACTGGGTAAAGGGTAACCCCGAGAAAGAAATTATCCTCAACGATGTCATTGCTACCAGCACGCTGGAGCAAGTTGACCCGTCTAAGCCTCGTGATGGCTACAAGGGTAAGCAATCCGAGAGCGGTGCCGACAAGCAGAAGGTTTGGGACGAACTTCAACCAAAATGGGCTTCACTCAAAGATGAGGGTCAAAGCGTATACATACAGATGCGGGACACGTACAAGAAAACTTACGACGACCTGCTGGACTTGTTGATGAAGCGCATCGACGACTCCGTGGAAAACAAAGACGATGCCAAGAAGCTGCGCACTGAGATTTACCAACGCCTTGCCACCAAGGGCAAGATCGAGCCTTACTTTCCGCTGACACGTTCTGGTGACTTCCGCATGTCGTACGACCTCGGAGGAGAGCACTACGTCGAGCACTACGAGACTTCAGTTGCGCGTGAACGTGCGGTCAAAGAGTTGGAAGAAGTAGGCGGCGCTAAGAACGTGCAACGGTTTAAGGGTGGTTCCAATAAAACGTACAAGGATGCACCTCCGACTTCGTTTGTGAACTCTATCTTGCGTACGCTTGAAGCCAATAAAGTTGATCCAGAAGTGACCGATGAGATCATGCGTACGTTCTTGTCAACACTGCCTGAATCGTCGTTTGCCCAAGCGTTCCGCAAGCGTAAGAACACTCCCGGTTTTAGCTTCAACGCAACGGGTGCGTTCTATTCACGCTCCATGAGCATGGCCCATCAGTTGCCAAACCTTGAGTACGGTGCCAAGGCATACAAACTGCGCGATGAGATTGAAGAGTATGCCAAAACAAAAGGTGACGAGCAGACTCGCATCATGGCTGACGAGTTGAACAGCCACATCGAGACGCTAGTTAGCCCCAATATTGCACCGTGGTCTAAAGCCGTGACATCGTTGGCTTTTGGCTGGACGCTGGGCTTTAACGTGTCGTCCGCTCTGGTCAACATGTCGCAAGTACCGTTGGTGATGATGCCTTACCTTGGTGGTAAGTACGGCTACTCCGAAACTACCAAAGCCCTTGGCGCGGCTACCAAGATATTTATGGGCAGTGGGCGCAAACGCATGGTCAAAATGACGGTGCCTACCGCTGACGGCCAAGAAAAGATTGAGCAAACGGGTGGCTTCTCACTGGACAACTATGACTTTGATGCCAAAGGCACTCCACCGGAGATTAAACAACTTAAAGAGTTGTCAGAAATTGCCGACAAGTACGGCCTGCTTGACCGCTCGATGACAAGTGACATGCTCGACATGAACGAGAAGTCCTCCGTGCTTGACCGCATCAACGCATACTCAGGCTTTGTCTTCCACCATGGCGAACGTATGAACCGTCAGGTTTCGCTGATTGCTGCGTACAACCTTGAGCTTGAACGCATGACCAAGGCGGGTGAAAAGATTGACGCTGCTGCACGCACCGAAGCGGCTAAACGCGCCGTAGAACTTGCCGAAATCATGAACGGCGGTGCATCCGCAGGTAGCGCCCCTCTGCTGGCTAAGAACTCACTTGGCAAAGTCATGTTTATGTACAAGCGTTATGGTGTGACCATGTACTACATGATGTTCAAGACGGCCCGGGAAGCTATGAAGTCTGAAGACAAACAAGTACGCCACGCCGCCATGCGTCAGATCGCCGGTATTTACGCATCCGCTGGCCTACTGGCTGGGGTGCAGGGTCTGCCAATGTTTGGTATCTTGGCCGCTGTCTACAACTTGTTTAAAGATGACGACGAGGATGATGCTGAGACCGCCGCACGTAAATACCTTGGCGAAGGAATGTTCAACGGCGCGGTCAACTACCTGACAGGCACTGCTGTCGCCAACCGTATTGGCCTGTCCGACCTGATACTGAGCAGCACAGGGTACAAAGAGCAAGACAACAAGATTCTGTCGTTCTTGCAACTCGTGGGTGGCCCAGCATTCGGCGTAGCCGACCGATTGACGCAAGGTGCCAAGCTGATCAGTGAGGGTGAGACCGAACGTGGTCTGGAGCGCATGGCTCCCTCAGGTATTGCCAACCTTTTCAAAGGTGTGCGGTTTGCAACCGAAGGTGCCAACACCCTGCGTGGCGACCCAATTAGCGGCGACATCAGTGCGTGGAATGCGGGGGCGCAGTTCTTTGGCCTTGCACCTGCGGAATACACCCGCCAGTTGGAAATCAACGCCTCAATCAAAACCACCGAAAGACGCGCCCTGAAAGAACGCACAAAGCTGTTGCGGGACTATTACATCGCTGCACGGGTGGGCGACTCGGAGGGTGTAGCAGATGCTATTGACGGGATGCTCAAGTTCAGCAAGCGGCATCCTTCTGCGGCAATTACCGCCGAAACGATTCAAAACTCTATGGCGCAACACATGAAGACAACTCAAGAGATGTACCACGGTGTGACTCTGAACAAGAAACTGCGCGGTGAGTTGTTGCAGGATGCGGCTGAGTTCGACTGATAAAAAAGCCCCCGCTTGTTACGGCGGGGGCGAATACTTCAAGGAGAACGAAGTGACAGGCAACCTGTCGGGAGTGATAGTATCACAGCCGTCTCCAAATACGAACCCCCCAGCGCCCACCTTCAATCCCGGGCCTGTAGTGGACAACCCACTCCCACCGAGTTGTTATCTGGTGAATCTGGCGTACAAGCTCCAGCGTGTTCACGCAGGGAATAAACACGGAAGCGCCCACTGGGAACTTGTCCCAGCGAACAACGATACGCACCCCATCCGGTGCGAGATCGTCAAGCCTGACCCTGTTTTTCGAACAGCGCGGCGGTTGTTGCCAGAGCTTGCTCAGTTTCATCGTCCATAAACCCCGTGCAATCTAGTATCAAAACATCAGTGGGGGGCATGTTGATGTGGGTGCCCTTGCCAAGTCGAACCTTGGCCTTGGTTGCCTTGGTGCCGCCCGTCTTCAAGCCGTCAACAAACCCAGCGTAGTTGATCTGTTGCTTACCGCACCATGTCTTGAGGGGCTTGGGCAGTAGGTACAGCTTCTTGAGGTCGTATTCATACCTCGCCACAAAATGCCCACGGGGTGAGCCGTCAGGCACAATAATCTTGTCAAGAGAACCAGCGGTGTTTCGTGCGTCATCCGTTGACTTAATACGGAGCATGTTGTTGTAGTTCTCGGCCATGTAGTCAGTCAGTTGAGTTTCGACATCTACGCTCATCTCACCCACCATAGCTTTGGCTTCGGCCATCACCTTGACAATCCACTGCACAATCGGCGCAATCTGCCAGTTGATCAGGCCAGCCTTCTTGAGCAACATCAACCCTGCAATGGTGCGGGAAGCCAAGGCAGACCAGTAGCGATTCTCAGCAGACAGGCTCGACGCCGCATCAAGTTTACGTTGCACCGTCATGGCAAGTTCTTTGACCGCATCCAAGTTGTTCAGGATGTACTGGATGTAGAGCACACCCGCATGCCCAAAGTTGTCCTTGATGTCTGCGCTAAACACATCGGTCTCGGTCTTGGTAGCGAACTTCACAGGCTCAACTCGGTACTCCAACACGCGCTGGGCTTCTGCTTGTGGCAGAGCTTTGAACAGCGCAATACGCTCAAGCATTGATGTGTTACCCGTAGTGCCAAACAAAGTCTTCCACGGCTTGCCACGTACACGCTCGACGTTGCCCTTCGGCCCCATGCGGTTGCGTTGTAGGCCGCTCGGCAGTTGATACGCCCAGTCCGACAGGTCTTGCGGCTTGGTGTTGGTCATCTCGTCCATGTAGCAGACGATGTTCTTGTACACCTCGGCACGGTTCATCTTTGAGTTGAACGTGTCACGCTCTTGCATCACCAGCAGGTCGGGGTCACCCCATATAGATGCACCTGCGTACATGGCGGTGGTCTTGCCCAAACCGGAGCCCTTGCTCCATGCGTGGAAAGCGGCGGCGTTGATTGGCTGAAACTCCATCAGGACAGAGCCCAGCGATAGCCCGAACATGAATTGATGTAACTCCATGTTGGGTTGGTTGTAGAACTCTATGGTCTGCTTCCACTTCTCCAACGTGCCCTTGGCTTTAAAGATCGGGAACAGCCCCACGGTAGCGGCAGAGGGTGAACTCACCTCAACACGGTCTTTAAAGACTTCCATGTTGCCGACAACAAACGACTCGTGAGAATCGTCTTTCCACCCAAATTGCCGACATGCTTCATCGGCTTCAGAATTAAACTGTAACTCGTTAACCCATCTCATCGTGTACTCCATTAATTCTTGTACGTTCAGGACTGCCACGCCCTGCGCCGCAAGATGCTTGCGGAACTCATCCTTGGTGCCCACAGCAGTCAATGGCAACGTGAACTCACGAACACCATCCTTGGGCAGATGCAAACGCATCACCAGAGACTCCCCCGCCTCGGGGTCTTTGATGCGCCGTATAACGTAAAGGTCGTTGAAATAAACCATCACGTCTTTGTCTTCACCTTCGGCGTTCTTGGAGTGTTTGAACACCCCACCGCTCTTACCCCTGAAGAAAGGGTGTGGATATTTGGGTATGGTGTACCGAATCGGCGTAGCCGCAGTCACACCCAGCGGTTTCTCAATGACAATGTTGTCGGACTCGTCAGCTTCTTGCACCTCGCGCCCAAGAGAGATTGGCGACTTTATCTTGCCCCAGTGCTTGCAATCGTGGCAAACCCCTGCGCGGTACTCATCAAAACGTGTGCACAGGTATGGGCCTTTAATCAGGTCAACCTTTTCTTCAGTGCCCGCAAATGTGTACTCAGGGTGCTTGGAAGAAATCTTGTGGACTGCTTTGCCACCATCGACACAGAACTTGGCAATCGACAGCCCAGCCCTCCACAGAGGCTCCGAGATGTTCGGTTGGTTGTTGATAACTTCTTTGAGTTGTTCGCACCCAGTACCGCTCATGGTCTTGATCAGAATAGTCTTGAACCGGCTCACAAAACTGCCCGACAGGGCTTGCATCATTGCATCCTGCTGTTGCGGTACGTACTTCTTTGGGGGCAACAAGATCGCGTCCTCATCGCCGCCCATCAGGTCACGGAACACATTAAACTCGACCGGCGTACCCATCTCACCCACCAATGACACAAGAGCAGGGGGGTTGGGTTTGTAGTTGTGCGTACTGGGCACCCGCAACACACGCGCCGCATCCGCTGGTACAGCAGGGTCGTTCCGCATCCCGTGCTTTGTGCACATGCGTTTGAACTGCTCAGCAACAAGTACCCACGTTTCACGTGAAACAGGGGCGACCAACGGCCAATACACGTGGATGCCACGTCCCGAATTTACAAGTGTCGGGCGGGGTAGCTTGAGTTCTTTACAGAACAAGCGTAGTGCGGCAAGAGCGTCACTCTGTGTCGCGTAGTCTTTGGTTGGCCCACAGTCAAGGTCAAGAAAGAATGATCTAAGTTGCTTTACGTTAGGTACCTTACGAGACCCAGCTTGGTCAAAAGTGCCCAACGCAAAGTAAGCGTCATATCCTTCAGCATCTAAATTGTGAGCAGCATGGATAGCGGCGTCAAGGTTGTCATAGAACTTTTGCACCTTGCGTTCATCGGATGCCCGAGACGCAAATATGCAGTAGTACCCTTCATCCCCTAGCACCGACTCCAGAAATTGTTTTGTTTCCATAGCCGCCGATAGTTAGAGTGATTAGGATGACTGAAAAGAAGGGGTGAGGAGCTACCCCACCCCAAAACAAATCAGTCGTCCCAACCGCCAACAATATCGTCTAACTCGGATTTCGCTTCCACAGCCGGTGCAGATTTCTTGGTCACCTTGATTGGCTCAGCCACTTCTTCAGCCTCGACCTTTTCGGCTTTCGGTGCGGCCTTGGCCACAGGTGCAGGTTCCGCAGGTTTTGGTGCAGGGATTACGCCGTCCATCTGCGACACGTTCATAGTGATCGCCTTGATGGTGTCAGGGTGGCTCTGCAACTTGACTGCAATTGCCAACTCGTCTTCTTCAAGCGCACGGACAGGGCTGAACACCAGCTTAGGAGTTGCGCTGTCAATGTCAAAACGCATCTCGGTCACGATAGAAATCGCGGGGGTGTTGTACGCCTTGAGGTGGCGACCGTAGGCTTGCAGTGGCATCTTCTTGCCTTCCACGTCACCGAACACGGATGTCGATGGCAGTGTGATCTGGTACACGGCTTCTTTATTTAACTCACCATCGACCGCCACGGCGATACGCTGTTGGAAACGGCATGCGCGGGTGTCGCCCTGACCGGAGCCTTTGATGTGTTGCTTGCAGTCTTTGCAGAACTTGGCTTGGCGTTGATCTTCAGGCACGGCCTTGTCGGGGCTCTGTGTGTCGCTCGACCAGCAAGTGGGCTTGGTCTTCGCACCCTTGACATAGGTGCCCTCAAAGAACATACGCGACACGGGTGCGGCGTTGATCAGGATGACTTTCATGGAACGCTCTTCGCTCACACGAACTTCTTTGCCACCAATAAACTCACGGAACGCACCGCCTTCGATGCTGATACGCTTGTTGCCACCGTTGCCACCCGCAAGGGTGCTCGTGAGGCTGTCTTCGATACCGCTCAGCAGGGCGAGGGTGTTATTGTTAGGCTTACCAAACAGGGTCATTTCGTTGCTCATCTTCGTTTCTCCAGTTAAATATCTTCGTCAGGGTTGTTAAACGCTAGTTCAAGTTGAACGGGCGCTTTGGGGTCTTCGGCTTTCGGCACTTCCGGTTCGGCTTTGGGTGTGTTCGACAGGGCGTTGACCACCGCAGACACGTTGAAGCGGTACGTGTTACCGATCTTCAGGTATGTATCTTTGGGGATATGGCCTTGTCGCACCCATGCGCGAACAGTGGATACCGAAACCGTAAACTGCTTAGCCAAGTCTTCGATTGGCACAAATGGTTCACTCATCACTTTCTCCGTACGGTTATGGTGTATTCGCTGTCCACATTGAGTCCCGGTGGTAGCGTGTCAGGGTTGGCCTCAAGGAACTCTTTGAGGTTCGTTTGGTGAATGCGCTCGTGCAGTAACTGCGGAGCGTTGTGCTCGACGATGAACTTGTGCATGGACTCCCAGTCGTTTGTCCAATAGTTCACTTTGACAGAGCGGTAGAACAAACCTTCGCCTGTTCGCACACTGTCTACGTTCTGTGCCTTGCAAAAACCCAAGAGGGCAGACTTTACCTTGTCCATCTGCGCTTTGAGATTCTTCTCTTCTGTCTCGTAGGCAATACGCATCTCGTCGTGTTTAGCCTTCATCTTGATGTAGACCTTGACCAGCTTTTCAGGTGGTACGGTGGTTACGGGGGGTGCTACTTCGTCTGTCACTTCGTTCTCCTATTGTTGTTGGGGTTCTTATTATAGTGGCGTTTCACCACTTATTCAAGTATTTCTTTGTAAAGATCAACTATTTTTGAGTGAACGTCTATTTTATTATCCAATAAGTTGTAAACGTGTCTTTCTACACCTGACCCCACCAGTTGCACCACTGTAGATGGGTGTCGCTGGCCTGAACGGTGAACTCGGGCGTTGGCTTGGGCGTAAGTCTCAAGGGAGGACGTTGGCCCCCACCACACCACGGTATTAGCCGCTGTGAGGGTTACGCCATGGGCGGCGGCTTGCGGCTGTATAACGAGCACCTTGGTGCCGTTAGGCTCGGTCTGGAAGCGATTAAAGATGTCGGTGCGTTTGTGCACGGGCACATCGCCGCTGATCACCTCGGTTGTGTAGCCGTCAGCGTTGAGCTTCTCGGTCAGGATTTTGATCACGTGCTTGAACGGCACGAACACGAGCACTTTCTGGCTGGACTCATCGATCACCTCGGTCAGCACGTTGTAGCGGTTCTTGATGTCAAACTCCAAGGTCTCGCCCGAATCGGAGTACACGGCACCGCAAGATATTTGCAGGAGCTTGCTCATGTTCACAGCGGCGTTGACAGATGTGATTTCTTCCCCTGCGGCCTGTATGACCATGCGACTCTTGAGCATGCCGTAGTAGCGTTCTTGTTGCTTGGTCAACTCGACTCGGCGCTTGACGTAGGTCATCTCAGGCAAGTCAAGACACTCGTCCTTGGTAAAGCGTATGGCAGGTTGCAGTGCCTCGTACACAGTCTGCGTGGCGGTCTCTTTGGCTATCCATTTGAAGTTGGTCAGCTTGAGCATGACCTGATCACGGTATGACGTGTAGTATTTGGGCACCCCACTCGGGTTGACGAGCTTGGCTAATCCGTACGCATCAAGCGGCGACTGTGCGGCAGGTGTGCCGGTCATCATCCACAACCACGTGTCAGCCTTGACCAGTGAGTTCAACACCTTCCACCGCTTGGTCTGTACGTTCTTGTAGGCGTTGGCCTCGTCAATCACAATCAAGTCAAAGCCGCCCTTGGCGATGTCTTCGGCAACGATCTCTACGCCGTCATAGTTGATGATCACAAACTCAGCAATGCTGTTGATGATGGCCTTGCGCTTGTCCTTGGCACCGTATGCAATATCAACTGATCGGTGCATGGCGAACTTGAACAGGTCGGCTCTCCATGCTGAATCCATGATTGACAGAGGGCAGATCACAAGCACCCTGCGGATTCGTTTCTGCTTTAGCAGGTAGTCTGCCGCCCATATAACTGAGCCTGTCTTGCCCGTGCCCTGCTCGTTGAGGCAGAACGCACGGCGGTTCATAGTGAGGAATGCGGAGGTTGTCTTCTGATGGTCGAACGGCTTGTACTGGCCGGGCCAGTCGTAACGTCCCATGATGGG